CTTACAAAGCTCTTTCGCGTCTCCGAGCCAGTTGTCTGTGTGCTCTTGGTTCAGCCTTTTGCTACAGGTGGCTCTTGATACCCCTAACTTAGTAGCTACTTGTCCTGTACTAAGATTGTTGTTTTTGATGTATTCAAGTATCAGACCCTTCAGAGGGTCTCTTTTCTTTGCTAAGGCACAGTATTTGACTTTAGGCATCTGACTTTACCCCCGAACATTTTCACGCCTCCTCAATCTATCTGGATATGATTCTCTGTTTTCTTACACTTAAAGCAGTACATAGTCTTTACATGTCCTGCCTTTGTCTTCCCTCGATATTTGTTTGCCGGTGTCTTCTGACCGCATTTAGTGCATACGAATGTCCTTATTTCTGGACGGTATGCTTCAAAATGCCGCCTATCTCGCCGTCTCATATTCGCCTATGAATTCCTTGATTTCACATCCGTAGAGCTTGGCAAGAGTCGGAAGTACATCAGCCTTGGGTCTTGATACTCCGCCTTCCCATCTCAGTATGGATGTGTACTTGAGGTTTCCCTCTTCTGCTGCCTGTTTTGCTGTCTTGCCAGAGAGCAGTCTCATCTTCTTAAATGCGTTCAATTTCTCACTCCTTCTTAGTTTCTTTGAGAAAACTTATTGACGAACGCCCCTTAATGAGTTATTATTGTTGTATGCAAATGAATATAACATTTCACATGGCCCGGAAGTGTTATAAATGAGGTTTCGTTCTCAGTTTTCTCAATTGTGCCCTTATAATATCTCATTTTATCTCATTTTGCAATATAAAAATCTCGTCTTTTCTCATTTCAGCCATTTGAACAAATGTAAGGAGGTTCGCTTGTATGTTTTGGACAAATTACGAGTTTTTGTGTAAGTCGATAGGGAAGTCACCCAATGCTGTGGCTGCGTTGGTTGGGGTTAAGTCATCTGGTTCTGTTACTGCTTGGAAAAAGAATGATGCCTTGCCGAGGCAAAGCACCCTTAAGGATATCGCGGATTTCTTTGGAGTATCTGTTGAGGATTTGGTGTATACAGACCTCGTAAAAGAAAAGAAGCCCATTCCCCCGTATGGGAATGAGCTTGACGATTTATATTCTATTGAGCTTACTGATTTGCGTGCCGACGAGATTGCGAAGGTTCACGCTTTTGTCGCAGGATTGAAAGCATCACGTATGCCCTGAGCTTGTCTTCGTATGGAAGTGTTTTGTACATTGCGAGGATTTCTTTTCGCATTTGCTCGATGCTTTCCATGTTTCACCTTTCCTTTGTTTAGTTTTGTTGAATTATTTTAGTTTTAAAGTACAGCGGGGATGCTGTCGGCAAACCGCTTTCCCCGCCGTACCGCCAATAGGCTGATGGGTTTTCACCCATCTACAGCCTATCATTTCCCGTTATGTTTTTCAAGAGTCGTTGGCGTCATCCTTGGTGTCGTTGAGCGCTCTACAAAGTATCTTAGAATGATAGGAGTAGTATCATGGATGAACTTACCAAGAACAAGGAAGTATTCCTTCCGGACGAGAATGTAACTCTCAGCTTTGCTGTCACCGACGACAAGCCTTTTAATAAGTGCTTTCAATGCCATTCTTTCAGAAGCGGATGCAGTGGCCCAAACCTTTCTGTTATGGGCGTTGAGCGTGTATGCGAGTTCCTTCAGATGGCTCGTATTTTCCTCAAGAAATCTTATCAAGATGTCGCTGACGGTACCGGCATCTCTTTGGCTACCATAAAGCGGACTCTCACTGGCAAGGTCAATGACCCCAGCTTTTTCACTATTTCTTCTATTGCCGCCTACTTGCTTGGAGACCCCAATGGCAAGTATCCTTGCGCTATACCCAACATTGTGGTTGACGAGAGCAGCCAGCACCTTCTTGCAGAGGCTCTCAAGGACATCGAACGCCTCGGTAGCGATAATGAGGAGTATAAACGGATACAGGATAATATCCATGCCTCCTATCAGCAGGAGATTGATGCCGTTTGCAAGCGCTATCAAGGCATGATTGACACTCTCAAAGACGAACTTCAAAGGGCTTGGATACAGGCCGATGCTTGGAAGGCCGAGAATGAGCGTAAGGCCAAAATTATCGACAGGAATTGGGATAAAATTCTGGCGAGGTAGCTTATGAAATGTAAAGCTTGCAAGCAGGAAATACCTGACTATTCCATTTACTGCCTTTACTGTGGCGAGAAGGTTATTAAAAGCCGGAAGAAAAAGACCGAGGTTGCTGTTCCAAAGCCTAAACAGCTTAAGTCTGGCGAGTGGTATTCTCAGGTTATGCTTGATGGTGTTCGGTACACTGTCAAGGCTCCAACTGAAGCTGAGTATTATGCTCAAGCCAGAGCTCTCAAAGCCGGCTTGCTTGGCTCTAAAAGGCATGTAGAGAACATCACGGTTTCCGATGCTATCACAAAGTACATTTCTTCTCGTCGTAATAGGCTACAGGCTCGCACAATAGAGCAGTATGAATATATACGAGATAAACGTTTCCAAGAGCTTATGAAAATGCCGATTGGAGATGTTACCTCCGCTGCCGTTGACGCTGCCATTGAAGCTGAGCTTGATAAGCCTTCTCGCAAGGGTGGGACTATTAAGCCTAAAACTGTCATTGATGCCTATAATCTTGTATCTACTTGTTTACACAAGTATGTCAAGGGTATTGACATAGATGTTACCCTACCAGAGCTTCAGCGCTCTCTTGTTGTAGTTGTTCCGCCAGAAGACATTTACCCTGTCATTAAGGACACTGATATCGAACTGCCTTGCCTCTTAGCAATGTGGCTCGGAATGTCAATGTCCGAAATTCGCGGTCTTACTAAAAGTAAATCTATCTTTGGTAATAAGCTATACCTTGTCGAATCCGTTGTTGACCTTCGTTCTGGGCCTCTCAGGAAAGAAGCTGCTAAAGAAGAAGACAGAAAGAGGGTCTATGATATTCCTGCTTATATCAAGACACTTATTGACAAGGTTGATGGCGATGTCATTGAACCTCGTTCTGGTCATGCCGTATATATGCGGTTCCAGAAAGTTCTTGAAGGAAGCGGTCTCCCCAAGATGAAATTTCATGCTTTGAGACATGTCAATGCATCTGTTATGGCCGAAGAATCTATTCCCACGGTTGTTGCTCAAGCTCGTGGCGGCTGGAAGACAGACTCGACTATGAAGAAGGTTTATATCCATGCTTTTGATGCTGGCAGAAAAGCCGCTGATAAGGTTATTGATGAGAGATTTAATGCCATTGTCGGGTATAAAGAAGCCGCTAAAAAGGGCTAATTACTAAGAAATTACTAATGAGGTTTCAAACCCGTTGATTTTCCAATGGTTTTACCCTTTTTGATACAAGTTCGAGTCTTGTATCGTCCACCAAAAATGAGAAAACCTGAGACCGTTGAGGTTTCAGGTTTTTCTTTGTTTTGTCGGGAAAATCCCGTTTTTGGCTGTCTAAAAAACTTTACAAATGTGAGATAAAATGAGCATATGTAAAATAAGTTAGACAGTCAAATTACTAAGAAATTACTAAGATTTTTATTTGAGGATTTCGAGGAGCTTTCTGACGCATGCTGTTTTCTCAATCATGTGCATATGCTCCCAGCTCCAGATGGTCTGCATAGGTTCAGGAGGACTGCCGTGTTCCTCTTTATGCTCATGGATAATCCTCGTTGCCTGTTTGTGGAGACGTTCTGCATGGTCGAGTTCTTCTCTTGACAGCGCTGCAAAAGTTCTGGACATTTCCTTATCGTCATGCTCACATTTGAGAGCGTCTTTGGCGTAGTTTTCCGCATCGTTGAGTTCTTCACGGATTTTCTCTGCCAGATGTTTTATTTTTTCCATGCTTTACCTCCTAAGCTTGCATGATATAGTTTTTGAGTATATCTATATCTCCTTCGGTGAAAGATATAGCGCCTCCGAATGGGATTTTGATGGTCGCCGGTGCTTGTCTGGCTGCTGGCTTTATGCTGCTCATTATTGCATCCAAGTCCACGCTCATTCCGTCTTCGCTGATGATACCGAGAAGAGCTATTGCTTCTTTGCTTTTAAGGGCTTGGATGAGAGCCGGTAGCCTTGCCAGATACAGAGTTCCTGCGGCAGAAATAATCCATTTATCTTTACCTTCAGCTTTTGGCATTATTTCAGCATCAAGATATCTTGCCGCACCGCGTTGGATTTTGTCTATTGAAACCATATAAACTCCTTTGAATCGGGGAGGGCGAAAGCCCTCCCCTTTTTTGTTTTATGCGCCGGTGGGATTTTCCTGTGCGGTGGTGGTCGGTGCGACCCAAGAGTTATATCTCTGCATGTACTCAGGACAGATGCTGTCCTTGGGTATAATTCTCTTGGTCAGACCGAGCAGTTCTGCTATATCACCACGCATACAGTTAATGGTGCTGATAGTGCCGGTGTTGAATGCTTTCTGGTCACACAGTTCGTGCTCTACATGGTCGAACTTTCTTTCCATGTAGTTTCTGAGGTCGTTGAGCTTGCCGTCGGTATAGATGTTTGCGTCCCTGAGCTTGACTTCGGTTTCCAGCTCGGCAATTCTGGCGCTCTGAGTGGCCTCGTATCTGTTCACGGGCATGTTGTCGCTGCATATAGCGTAGCCATAGCCGCCATTGTTCCAGCCCGTGCCAAGCAGATTACCAATACTGCCATTGAGAAGGTTTACTCCCAACGCTGCTGCGCCAAGTCCAAGCCCGGTTCCTGCGACACCCTTCGATGCATATTCTGCCATTGAGGTATCCTCCGTGTAAGTAATACCGAAGCGTAGCGCTCCACTTCGATTCACCTACACGGTATATCGACCATTTTACGCATTGCAAGCCTTTTTTTCTTCAGTTTCTGCCTTGAGTGTAATCCATGCTCCTACTACAGTTTTGATGCCGTCAATGTCATTGACATTAGTAAATGCAAGTCTTACCGGGTCTTCTTTGTCATTGGGAGGGTCGTAGTCTATGAGCAGCAGCTTTCGCTTTGCGCAGTCATATTCCAGCTCAAATTCGAGATTCATGTTAAGCATCGCATACCTCCTTGAAAATGATTTTGATGTCGTATTCTTTGGCTGAGTCAAAGAGCAGATTGGCCTTTGTGAATACTGCTCCTGCGTTACCGGAGAAGTTTAGCTTGCCGCTCAGCACTCTCAGAGGGATTGTCCTCTTTTCAGGCATAGGCTTTTCATCGGGCATTTCGGGTTCGACAGGGTCAATGTACTCTTCGGTTGTTTCTTCAACTTCGTCATTGATGGTTTTAATTTCATCATTTCCGTTTTTCTTGATGAAATTAGTCCACCGTGGGTCTTCAAACTTCGATGCTCCGCCGGGACTCTTTTTCAGCTTTGGCAGATTAGCGCTGATATGCCGAGACAGATACGAACGTTCTACTCCCATCATCTTGGCAATGTCTGTGTTTCTTGCGCCGTATTTGTCTCTCAGGTGGATGATATACAGCGCTTGTACATCTGTGGGCAGTTTCTTGAACTCTTTCCAGCTCATAGGTTCATTCATTCTACAGCTCATAACTTCTCCGTTCATTCTCCTTTTCTGTGCTTCAGTAAGATTGTCGCTGGGCAGGGAGCAGCGTTTACTTCTGCTCCCGCCCTTTCTGTTGTAGGCTCCACGGCCTGTGCGTTTCAGTTCAGCCGATTGGCTTCTGAACAGGTATTCTGCGTCTGTCAAAGCATTACCACCTCATGACAAGTAAATTCGCTGTCGGGATTAAACTTCAAGAAGCCTCCGTTACTGTTGTAAGCGGTTGCTCCGTACAGCCTTACAAACATTCCCATTTCAGAATCGAAGTAATATACATTACCGTTCTTGTCTATTGCAAAGTCATCCTGCAAGAAGTCTCCTTTCTTTGACTTTACATATTCGCCCTTGTCTTCATCCAGCCACATAAGCTCCTTGTAGCTGTAGCTTTCGTATTCGTCGTAGCCTTCCATTTCATAGGGAAAGCAACGGTAGCTGCTGTAGTTATACATGTAGCTGGTATTAGAGTATTTCACACCGTCTTCTTCCCGGAAGTCTCCGATAAAGCTCATGTCACCGTTTCTATCCATGATTACCATCTTTGAAGTAATGCCGTGGTATATCATCTGCAGGATATCCTTGTTCTTGTAGAAGTTAGGCATTGCTCTCTTGAGAGGGGCAAGTCTGCCGGCAATGTACTCCATTGTGTCGGAGATGTCTTTGCTTCTCGGGCTGACATCTATAATGCCGTTATGTGCTACACCGATGTTGGTTCTGCATCTGAGCTTCTTCAGCATACCCATACTGTCTGTAATGGGGAAAGGATGGCAGTTTTCAGGCTTTGTACCGCCATGAGTGGTGATGCGGAAATGCATCACGATGGGAAGCTTTTCAATGTCATGCTCCTTTGCCAGCTCCGCAAGTCTACTTGCGAAGCTGAACTCATCCATAAAGCCTTTCTCGATATGTACCTTGCCATTGGCTGCGTACATAAGACCGGCGCCGTCCTTGTTGTTCTGGAACATGTTGCTGATGTATTCGTACTTGGGCATTGCTACTCCTGCGGGCTTAGCTGCAATGATACACATAATTTTTATCCTCCTTTATTTACCAATCAAAGTCGCTTACGTGGTCGCAGTCGATGAGTTCTATCTGGTCTCCCATCACTCTGTAACCGTGACCGCTGTAGATGTTATCAGGGCTGTACAGTTCGCTACAGAATCTGTTTTCGAATTCTACGGTATAGGGCAAGTCTCTGCTTTCTCTGATATACCGTATAACGCCGATTTCTCCAGCGTGCCCTACGATTGCAGGAGTGTTCCAGTGAGGCACAAGATTTTCCTTGATTCTTACATAGTCACCTACCTTGAACTTTCCTCGCTTCTTTTCTTCCTCGATTTCCTCCTTTGTCCAGAGACGAGTCCCTGCAGGACTGTCTACCTCATCCAGACCTCTGGCCTTCAGATAAGCCTGAAGCTCTCCGTAAGTCTTATAGTGGGTTATTCCGTGCCAAGTGCTCTGAAGAACAACTTCAAAGCTGTTTTCTTTTGCGTATTCGCATATATTCGAAACGAGCTGAAGAGTAGCCAGAATGGTATGATACTTCAGAGTGCCATTAAAGATTCTGAACTCAATGGTTTCATAGTTGCAGAGGTTAACTGCACGGTAACGGCCTCTGTGTCTTTCATACATGCATTCGTATATCAGGTCTTCCTTTGTCCATTTCTTACTGAGGTCTATGTTGGGTTTGGATGCCCAATCCCTGAGCTGATTTTCTCTGCGTCTTGAGAACCTGACTATAGCATCCCAATGCCTTGCCACGAGAGTAATTATCTTCGCAATAGTCTCTTTGCGCTGTTCTTCAGTATCACCGAGCTGCTGTCTGCCAACATGCACATGCAGACCACAGGTTCTTGCATCGTGGCTCTTGTAATCGCTTTCCATAGCAATTTTGCAGATGCTATCCCAGCCAAGGTTTTCCATGTGGTATTCCAGAGAACAAGGATGAGTGACGATTTCCATGCCATTTGAACCAAGGCTGCCATCATGCTTTATGTAGACGTCCGGAGCTTTTCTACAGATGGCAGCAGCGGTGTCCAAAGGATTTTCGCCTTTGTCTATCTCGTTCTCTACGCCGAACATCAGCTCCTTGATGTCCTCAGATACATGGAATGTATCATGCTTGGTCTTGAACACAGGAGAGGGCTTGTACCCATAGTTACGGATTCTTCCGGCTCTTTCGTTGCAACGCCTACAGTACCACTCTTCGTCATCTTCGTTATATATGGCGTCTTGCTCTCTGATGACTTCGCCACATTCGCTACAGGTTACATAGTCGTAGTTGTAGCAGTTTGAGCATATGGTTCCGTCTGCGGTTTCGTACCCGCCTTCGTAGCCATCGTAGAACCATTCTTCACAGCTACTGCACTGGAAGTAACGGTCGTTGTCTTCAAGGCAGCTTTCGCATACGTTGTAGGTAGTTCTGTAGGATATCCTGACGCTGTGTACTTCATCGCTGGGCACCCATTCGTTGCATTCGTCGCAGAACAGATGTTCTTCATCTACACAGTCTTCGCAGAGGCTCTGGCCATCGGTGGTTTCGATGATTTCTTCAACTTCTCTTCCGCATTTTTCGCAGATGTACATAGTAATTTCTCCTTTAAAATAAAATTGCAGACAGGAATTGCTTCCTGCCTGCTTGTTTAACCTATTAGATTGCTTATACGGGGCACACAACAGCGTCGATGCTGAATTCATCCTGCCACTTGTCAAAGCGCTCAGAGGGCTTTATATGGCGGATACCGGCACCGGTGATTTCCTTGATGGTGAACTTGCCGCCTTCCACGATTCCAGAAGGAACGTTCTTTACCCAAATGGGAAGTCTTGCGTGGTCTCCATTGGTCTTCAGAAGAACCATTTCGTAGTCACCCTTCACGGATTTACCTACACGAACCATCTCTGCTACGTATACAACGTTAAGATTTGCCTTTAACATAATTCATTTCTCCTTTGTAAATATAAAAATTTTGTACTTTTTGATGCTCACGTTTATACCCCTATATATTACTAAGAGAGAAAATACATTTTCTCTCTTAGTAATATATAGGGGTTACTGCGTAATGCTTTATTTCTTACGAGCCGGTGTATATTCTTCAAAGTCTACAACTTCATCGAACCAGTACATTTCTCCTTTCAGGTAGATTTCAGCAGCTTTGGTTTTAGCATCTTCAAGGTTATCTGCTTCCACGGCTACTACACCCATAGAGTGTTCTTTAGCCAAGAGTATATATTTCACTTCATCCCTCCCAAACTTTGAATTCCACCGTTCCATCGTTCCAGAATACATTGCCCTGATTGTATATCTCCAGAGCCTTGTCCTCTGCTTCAGTTTCGTCTTCAGCGTCTACTTCCAGATAGCCAATGGATATGTCTTTTACCTTTACTTTGTATTTCATGCTGATACTCCTTTCAGATTTACGAGTTTAACTCATCAGAATAGTCTGTGAGCGCAGATGAGATATGGGTAATATCTTTTCTCATCTACGCTCAATAACTTCGCCTGTCTCCATATTCACGATAATTGCTGAGGGGAACTGTTTCGCCAATGCTCTTGCCATTGGCAATGTGAGTAGCTTGCTGTATCGACCTTCTTCCGGATAGAATGCTGCATACTTCATTTAGAAAACCTCCACTTCTTTGATTTTCATTTCCTCGTCTTCATCGTCGAAATATGATTCCACGCTTTTGGCTAATGCTTCGTGTAGATTCCAGCTATAACTTAATAGCTTATTGAATACCTCGTATGGACGGGATTCTTTACAAGCTAATATGAATTCTTCTGCGTCTTCTATTTTCCTGAAAAAGGCTATTGGTGTTATGTCTGAGTAATACCAGTTCGAACACGGCGTATAAACCATGTATGCTTTCATGCTTTTCTCCTTTCTCAGTAAGCGTATACTTCGTCTTCTCTCACGAGATAGTTCCAAAATCCTGAGCAATCGAAGCTCTCATCATATTCTTCTTCGAGTACGCCCCAATAGGCATCTGTCATCCTCATAGGAACCAGCTTCTCTGCGTTGTATTTGGCTTTTGCGTAGGAGTATGCGCTTGCGCCTTTGCCGTTCTTGCGGCCTATCTGGTAGTAAATCTTTGACATGTTCATTTCTCCTTTAGTAATCAAGTATTATGTTTCCGTTTATGTCATATATTGTTGCGTATATGCCTTCGAATCCCCATACTCCGAACTGTATAACTTCACAGTCCAGTATGTTTTTTAAATCTGCGTCGTCTTCAACCTCCATTTTCTTCCAGAACTCCAGTTCTTCTTCGAAGTCGCTTCGTCTGCACTCCACGCATATTTCAATTGTCTTCATGTTCGTATCTCCTTTCACATTATCTGCAGTTCTTCTATGAGCCCTTTTGCCTGATTCAGCTTTATTTCGTTTCTTGCGAGTCTCACGGCTATATCGCATACCACGAATCTCATGTATATGTTTTCTACTTCAGGAAGCTTTCTCATCAGCTCTTCAATGTATCTTTCTTTGTTTTCTTTCATTTTTTTATCTCCTTTCAAAATCAACGCAGCAGTCAACAAAACCTCTTAAGTATTCAACGAGGCTTATATCTTCGTATTTCCACTCGCTTTTGCATTTTTCGTAGTTCTTACAACCTTCGCAGGTTTCAGGATAAATTTTTGATTTACTTTCCATTTTCAAATCTCCTTTTCCCTTATTGCGCTTGTGAAAAAAGCACAGCGCAGATGAGATATCAAGGGGTCGCTGTGCGACACTGGTGCTTGCCCCTTGAAATCTCATCAAGCTGTGCTATAATCGCTTGATTTTTTTATTTATATATTATATTATTTTTTTAATTTTTATTTTTTAATTTTTTGGGATTGGTAGTGATTTTTGTGGCTGAAATAAAGCGTGTTTGCAAGGATTGTGGCGGTAGCTTTGTGCTTTCTCACGGTGAAATTACTTTTTTCCATGAAAATAATCTTAATCTTCCGAGACGGTGCAAGAGTTGCCGGTCTAAAAATAAACGGTTTGGCGATGTTACTGGCTTAATGAAAAACAGCAACCCCGGTAGACGTTATAATAAAGGCTCGCATGTCTCTCGTTCTGGTTCAACTTGGAAACATATTCCTGACGAATATATTCCTTTGGATTATCCTTCTTCTGATGGTTATATTGAATCTACGGATGAGGTTTTTACGGAAATTGATTGTTTGAAAAAGGTCTCCCTTTTTTTGGAGAAGAAGGTTAATGAGGTTTCTCACCATAAAACTTCGCCCCAAGCTAAATCCGATTCCCACAATCTTCAAAGAAGTAAGTCTCTTTCCAACGAGATTGTTGACACAAATGTAGTTTCTTGTAATATTTGCCAGCATCGTAAAGGAGAGCGCTGTACAGACCTTTCAAACATTCCTTGCTCTGATTTCATTGCTTTACCCGCTGAAACTCAGGAGCAAAAAGACGCTCGACTTGGTTTAGATTCCTCCCAAGGCTTAACTTTGCTCCAAATTGAAACCTTCAATCCTGAGTATACCGAGAGAACTAAAGGCTATGTTGTTGCGCCTCCTGAATCTTCTTCGCAAAACCATTTTAAACTTTCAAAGCTTTTTAGTGATGTTCGCATAGACGATAAGACTTGCTATTCCTGTTGGGTTCGTGTTGCCGGCGGATGCCACGGCCGTTCAAAAATCTGTAACGATTTCTTTGAGTATAACAAGAAGTGAATTATGCACCAACATAAAAAAAGCCAGAGAGTCTTTCGACCCTCTGGCTTTTTTTACTTGGAGGCTTCAAGTTCAGCTTCCATCTTCTTGTCTACTTTCTGGCTTGCTTCTCTTGCTATTACGTAGCAACGTCTGTCGTATTTCTTTTCGTTGAAGTAGGTTACTACTTTCTTGGGCTCGGTTTCGATTGTCCAAACCTTGAAGGCGTGCTTTTTGAGGAAGGAGAGGCTCTGTATGGGGTCTTTACCTGCGATTATGCCGTTGTTGTATTCGCTGATTGCGTTGAAGAGGTTGCTGAGTTCGCTCTGGTTGATGCCCGTAGTCATCCAAGTGAGGCCCGTTGCCTCTTCGCAGAGCTCAAACTTTACATAGTAGCTACCGTCTTTCCCCTTGAGGGGTTCGGGGTCGCAACTGATTATGACCTCGTGTTCGCCGTTTGCGGGTTTGCCGAAGTGTTTTGCTGATACCTTCCAACCCTTGTCGAACAGGTCGCTGAAGGAAACTACGGGTGCGAAGCCAGCTTCTTCACGCAGAGCGTTCTGTGCACTCTTTGCACGGTTTCCCTGCCCTGCCTCGGGCACGAAAGCGTTGTCGATGAGGTTGTCGCAACCGATATTGTTGGTTGCCTTCTTGGAGTTGGTCTTGTTAGCCATATTCATGACTCCTTTCAATTTTCCCTTAGCTCAACCAGTTGCACCGGGAGATTCTCGACATCTGGTAATGTCAAATAGAAATAAAATTAATTATTTCACTTCCCGACTACGCCTATCGGAGGGCGGTACAATGTCGGAAGCAGTATAGTGCGGATGAAATTTCAATCTGTCGCGTAGCGACTCCTTGGAAATACATCCGCA